CGAAATTCACCCGCAAATATGAGAAGTATCGCGGCGGCGGAATGCCGGGTGCAGTGGATGTGGATCTGGGACTGGATGACAGTGCTCTGGACACAGAATTTTCCATTGGTGGTACTGAACTGCTGCTGTTTAAGCAGATGGGCAAAGCCACGGTGGATGGCATACAGTTGCGCTTTACCGGCTCTATCCAGCGTGACGATACCGGAGAAGTGCAGGCCGTGGAGCTTGTGGTGCGTGGACGTCACAAAGAAGTGGATTCCGGCGAGTGGAAGACGGGCGAAAGCAACACCACCAAAGTGACCAGTACCAACAGCTACGCGAAGCTGACCATCAATGGTGAGGTGCTCTATGAAGTGGACCTTATCAACATGGTGGAAATTGTGGACGGTGTGGACCTGATGGAAGCGCACCGCAACGCCCTCGGCCTCTGATCTATCTGAACGGCGCGGGATACCGCGCCAGAACCCAATTTACAGGACAACAAAATGAACGATAAGCAGACTGAAAAGACCATTCAACTGGATACCCCCATCATGCGCGGTAAAACAGAAATTACCGAAATTGTGCTGCGTAAACCGCAGTCCGGTGCGCTGCGCGGTACACGCCTGCAGGCCATTATGGATATGGATGTTAACGCGATGATGACCGTGATCCCCCGCATTTCCAGTCCGGCACTGACTGCACAGGAAATTGCAGAGATGGACCCGGCAGATCTCACTGCCATGTCGGTTGAGGTTGTCACTTTTTTGTTGAAGAAGTCGGTGCTTGCCGATTTACCGACAGCCTGACGGTTGACGATCTGGTGGCAGATATCGCCACCATCTTTCACTGGCCGCCATCCGTTACTGACGTTATGCCGCTGACCGAAGTGCTGGAATGGCGGTATAAAGCGATTCAGAGAAGCGGGGCCAACGATGAGTGATAATAACCTGCGCCTGCAGGTCATTCTTAATGCGGTTGACAAACTCACCCGCCCATTCCGTGCTGCACAGGCCAGTTCGAAAGAGCTGGCTGGCGCAATCAGAAACTCCCGTGACGCATTAAAGCAACTCAATCAGGCGGGTAACAGCCTGGAAAAATTTCGCAAGCTGCAGGCCGATAACAAAAAGTTAGGCGACAGGCTGAACTATGCCAGACAGAAGGCAAATTTGCTTAGTTCTGAGCTGGAAGCGATGGAACAACCATCACAACGGCACCTTGTGGCTTTAGGTCGGCAAACGCTGGCAGTCCAACGCCTGGAAGAACAACAAAAATATTTGCAGAAGCAAACGGCGCTTGTGCGTGCAGAACTGTACCGGACGGGAATTTCTGCGAAAGATGATGCGGGAGCAACTGCCCGTTTAGCCCGTGAAACATCACGTTATAACCAGGAATTGTCGAAACAGGAGGCGCGGCTGAAGCGACTGGGGGAAGCTCAGCGCAGGATGAATGCAGCGCGTGCCAGTTATGCCCGTTCGCTGGAGGTGCGCGATCGCATCGCAGGAGCCGGAGCCACTACTACGGCTGCAGGGCTGGCAATGGGTGCGCCAGTGATGGCAGCAGTAAAAAGCTATACCAGCATGGAAGATGCCATGAAAGGTGTGGCAAAGCAGGTCAATGGTCTGCGTGACGATAATGGCAACCGCACTGCACGTTTTTATGAAATGCAGGATGCCATCAAGGCTGCCAGCGAACAGTTGCCGATGGAAAACGGTGCTGTGGACTTTGCCGCACTGGTTGAAGGTGGTGCGCGCATGAACGTCGCAAATCCTGACGACAGCTGGGAAGACCAGAAACGTGACCTGCTGGCCTTCGCCAGTACGGCA